AGGAGTATGCCGGTATACACAACGGTGAGACTGGTTATATTGTTGGCACCTCTCCTTCACTAAATAACTTGACAGAGGAAGATAGAGATTACTTGAAAGGGAAGCCTACTATCGGTGTTAATTTAGCCTACGAGGGGGCTGATTGGATATCCTACGCAATCTCAGCGCACATAGCTAACGCTGTATATTTGTTTGAGTATGCTAACAAGGACATTCCAATTTTCGTAGATTATAACGATAGCTATAAAAAGAAATCTTTCTCCTATATGGATAATTTCTTCTGGAATCAGGAAAGAGTTGTTCATTTCTCTGCCGAGTCAGGCTGGCCCTTAGATCATTTTAAAAGTGAAGGAGATATTTCTCTGAAGGGTGATACGAGCATTCTTTTACTAGCGACTCATTTGGCGTATTTAATGGGATTTAAGAATATTGTTTATATTGGGTTTGAGGAGACTAGTGCATCCCATTATTGGGATGAAAAAGTAGAAATAAAAAACAAGATAAAGGGTGGGTTCGACAGTATCCTACGGAGTAACAAGTATCGGAATCAGGACACTTACAGTTCAACTTCTTTATGGGATGTTCATCACAATGTCCATAGGGAGATAGAATTATTACTAAACAGAATACCTACTCTTCCTAACATTACTTTTGGGTCTTCTGAAGAAAAGGCTAGTAGTTCTTTTAGCAATCAATCAACTATGAATATACGTGCTTTTTCTAAGTATGTAAACTATTTGAATGGTGAAGGGGTAGGAACTTACACTTTGTCGGATAAAGGGATAACTTTAGAATCTGGGTGCATTAAACTAGACCTCTTAGGGCTATAATCCTTCTATGAGCTACGATACTTGTTTAGTTACGGGAGGTACGGGTACATTTGGAACTTCCTACATTATTGAAGGCATTCAGAACGATTGGCACAAAAAGATAATCATCTATAGCAGGGATGAGTATAAGCAGCTACAGCTTTATACTTTTTTAAAGTCTCATTTCAAACATTTAGAAATCTTGGATGATCTACCTCCTTATTCCTTGAAGATAAATAATACAGAAATTAGATTCTTTATTGGTGATATTTGTGACTACGAAAGAATTAAGATAGCTACGATGGGGGTTGATTTAGTTATTCACGCCGCAGCATTGAAGCATGTTCATATTTGCGAATACAATCCCATGGAAGCGACCAAGGTTAACGTAGGAGGAACCACAAATGTGGTTAACGCTTGTGGAGCTAACGGAGTATCCAGACTAGTTGCCTTAAGTACTGATAAAGCAGTGGACCCTATAAATGTTTACGGGGCATCTAAGCTTTGTTTGGAGAAGCTAGTCATAGGGGGCAATAATTATTACCCTAACACTAGTATGAGCGTTGTTAGATACGGTAATATCCTGGGTAGTAGAGGTTCTATTATCCATAAACTCCTTACCTCGAAGGAGAGTAAGTCATTTATCACTGACCCATTGATGACTAGATTCTGGCTTTCAATAGAAGACGCTGTTGCCTTAGTTAGAAAGTCCTTGTCGATAAATGACTATACTGGCTTTGTGCTTGTCCCCAAACTAAAGTCTTTGGAAGTGGGGAAGCTATTTCAACTTCTCCAAAAGGAAGACGCTGAAGTTACAGGGCCTAGGGTGGGAGAGAAGACTCACGAGAAGATGATTACTGAAGAGGATCTTAGGAAGACCTTTTACTGCAAGGATATCGACTCTTACCTGATACATGATAAGGTATTGTCGTTTAACCTTGAGGATACTGTAAAGGGTAGTATGTCCTCTTATGCAAGCAATTCATCTAGCACTATTCCTTGGCAGGATGAAGAATTTCTCAGCCACCTAGACGGAAGTATTATAAGTAAATTATATAAAACTTTCTAATGAATATAGCGATAATACCTGCAAGGGGAGGGAGCCAGCGGATTCCCCGTAAGAATAGTAAGCTGTTCTGTGGAAAGCCTATAATAGCCTATTCTATTGAAGCCGCAAAGAAATCAAAACTCTTTGATAGAATACTGGTATCCACGGATGACGAGGAAATAAAATCTATAGCTATCTCCTATGGTGCGGAAGTTCCTTTCTTACGTCCTGAGAATTTGTCTAATAACTATACTGGGATAAAAGAAGTAGTAGACCATTCTTTGGATTGGTTGGCAATCAATAATAAGAGCGTTGATTACGCCTATTGCTGTACCTTGTTAGCCACTGCTCCTTTTTTGCAGTGTGGCTACTTGGAGGAAGGGTTGAATAACCTTAAGCGGTCTAATCTTGTAAACTCCTTTAGTGCATGTAAAATGCCCTCTCCTATACAGAGATCCTTTAAGCTAACAAGGGAAGGCACATGCAAAATGCTGATGCCAGAACACTTTAACTCAAGAAGCCAGGATTTAGAGGATTACTACCAGGATGCCGGACAATTTTACTGGAAGAAGCTGGGTGTTGCTAGCTCAGATGTTCTATTTGATACAAACAGTATCCCAGTAATGCTTCCTTCTTATCTTGTAAGAGATATAGATACCCTAGACGATTGGAAGAGTGCAGAGTTAATGTATAAAGCATTGGAGGAAAATGTCTAGCGTTTTTAAGACTCGTTTAGACGCATCAGATGTGTCGGTGATTAGTAAAGTTTTATCTGAGGGGGACTTAGGCTTTGGAAGTAATGTTGGCTTGCTAGAGGAATCCTTTCGCCCCTTCTCAAGAAAAAATAATAATATTGCAACAAACTCAGCCTCTGCATCTGCATTCATGCTATTCGCATACTTAAAGGATAAGTATGGAGTGTGCGATGTTTATACAACTTCTTTAGGGTTTACTTCTCCTTGCTGGTCTGCTATTCATCTAGGACATAATTTGCATTTTGTAGACGTTAATGATGATCTTCAATTTTCATCGAAGCATTATAGAAGTATTCGTAAAAACTCTTCTGCCAAAGTTGTGGTGATGCCTGTGTTGTATGGAGGTGTTAGCGACATTGATAATTTTAATTTATTTGGGGATGAGATAGTTATTGTCGATAGTGCTCATTGTGCTACCCCAACAATACCTTCTGACTTTACGTTTTTTTCTTTTCACCCGTATAAACCCATCTGCTCTTCTGACGGAGGAATGATATCCACAAACCAAGAAGAGGCGATTGATTACCTTAGATCCTATAGAAACTTCGGCAGGGTAGCAACATCCGATGGTTATACGGTTAATCAAGATGGATTTAAATTTTATATGAATAATTTAAATGCCACCATTACCCTTACTCAGTTGAAAAAATATAAAGAAAGATTAAAGCTTAGAAGAAATAACTTTACAAGCATTGGTCGTAAGTATACGTTGCTACCTCATGATAGCGAGTCTTCTTTCTACTTTGCTACAGCTTTAGTGGACGATGCTGATGAAGTTATTTCTAGAAAGGGATGGTCCCGCCATTATCCCATGCTACACAAAATGCCTTACTATTCTGATAGCTCTACCCTTCCTAATTTAGAGTCTATTCATTCTAAAATTTTAAATATTCCCTTATGGAGAGATGATGGGTAATACACTAGTAATAGCTGAAGCTGGGGCCAACCATAATAAAGATAAGAGTTTAGCTTTTGAGTTAATTAATGTTGCGGCTAAATCTAAATGTGATATCGTAAAATTTCAAACATACTCGTCTGAAACTCTGTATGCGAAAGGCACCCCCGATTTCGCTGGGTATAAAGACGTAAATAAACTAATAGATAGCATTGCACTTCCTCGTCATTGGCAAAAAGACCTAAAAACTTTCTGTGATGATGCTGGCATAGAGTTTATGTCTACACCTTTTGACGAGAGTGCGGTCGATGAGTTATTTAGCTTAGGGGTAAAGAGGTTTAAAATTTCTGGATTTGAATGCACGGATCCACGGTTTGTTAAGTATGTAGCGTCTACTAAGTTACCTCTCATAATTTCCCTAGGTATAGGGACAACACTTCAGACAATGAAAGAAGTATACTCTTGGGTGTTAAAGGTTAATAGCCATCCCGATATTACTTTCTTGCATTGCAATAACGCATACCCTACTCCTCACCAGGACCTAAACTTGGGGCACATGCAGAACATGATAAAAGAGAATGATAATTCAAGCATAAGAATTGGTTTGTCAGACCACACTGAGGGCATCCTTGCTCCTCCTATAGCAGTGGCGTTAGGTGCTAAAGCCATAGAAAAGCACTTTACGCTAGACAGAAGGTTGCCTGGGCCAGACCACCCCTTTGCAATAGAGCCTAACCAGTTGTTCGATATGGTTAAATCCATTAGACTGACGGAAACTATGTTAGGAAGTAAAAGTAGTCTTTATACCTCTAGTGAAGAGGGCTTTTCTAAAGCAAGGAGGTCTGTTGTCGTTAAAGGTAGTGTATCCTGTGGGTCTGTCATCACTGAAGATACTGTGACTACCAAGAGACCTCTTTTAACTGATTCCATACCCGCAACGGAGTATTATAAAATATTAGGAAAAAAATTCAATAAAAGCCTAGAGGGTGATCATATCCTCAGACAAGAGGATGTAACTTGAGCATTTTATTCTTAGGGGAGGATGATAGTCCTATTTTGGCTTTCTTAAGGAGAAAGCATAAAAGTGTTGTTAGTCGTTCGGGTAAGATTACCAGTTCTTTTATTTCTTCGTTTGACCTCGTGATTAGTTATGGGTATAAACATATCTTACCTAAAGAGGTAATAGATTCTAGTAATCATGGGGTGATAAACCTACACATATCCATGCTTCCTTGGAACAGAGGGGCACATCCTAACTTTTGGAGTTTTGTTGATGGAACCCCAAAAGGAGTTAGTATCCACTTTGTAGACGAGGGTATTGACACCGGGGATATTATACTACAGAAAGAGGTATATTTTGAACCGGAAGACAACACATTCAAAAAAACATACTGCAAGTTAAAAAGAGAAATTGAGGAGTTATTAGTTTCGAACTGGAATAATATTATAACTGGAAACTTTACTAGAGTAAGGCAGAATTCAACCGAAGGTAGTTTTCATGAAGTTAAAGATTTGAAAAAATATTCTCTAAGCGAAGGATGGGGAACGAAAACTAACACTATAATATCTTCAAATAATCCAATGAATGACCTTAAACTTATAGACGAGATCGAATCCGTCAGATCAAAGAATAACTGCAACTGGATGGATGTCCTGAGGCTTGCGATTAAACATTCTCCTAAGGAAGCTAAAGAGATCCTTAGAAAAATAAACAGTGACGATGGGAAAATTTCAGAGTTACTTGATAAGTTATCCAAGGATTGAGTATGCGTATCATTACGTCCAATTTGATTGGGCCTTCTAATATTAATTACGGGCTAGGAAATCAGCTATTCCAGATCGCTGCTGCAATGAGCTATGCTAAAGATTATGGCTTTGTTGATACGTTTCCTGTATTGAGGAATCCCACTCATGGGGGGTATTACAAAAATTTCCTTAGGAATGTAAACTCCGAGTGCTTAGAAGAACCTGAATGGCACTTATATCAAGAGCCTTCCTTCTCCTACTCTCCCATTCCAGAAGTGTCTTCTTCTATCTATCTGATAGATAGCTACTTGCAAAGCGAAAAATACTTTTGTCACAATAGGGATTTAATATTGGATGCTTTTAAGCCAAGTGAAGGGGACTTATCTTACTTAAATAAAAAGTATGCTATGGACGGGAGCATTACATCGATGCACTTGCGAAGAGGAGATTATTTACATAGTAACTGCGTTAATCATCATACCAATTTAATGGCTACTGACTATTATACTAGAGCGATAAAGGATATTAGACCTGACAGAGTCCTAGTTTTTAGTGATGAACCTTCCTGGGCAAAGGATACTTTTCCTGAGTATCAGATTGTCGAAGAAGAAGACTACATGGAGATTTACCTAATGTCGTTGTGTGAGAATAACATCATTGCCAACTCTTCGTTTTCTTGGTGGGGGGCTTGGCTGAATCAGAATCCTGACAAAAAGGTTGTCGCCCCTAGTAACTGGTTCGGTAGAAGTTATGACCTAGCAACCAAGGACTTGATACCAGACTCGTGGAAATTAATATAAACATGATTAAAGTTGAATCTAAATTAGACAGTAAGTTGCTCCACTGTGTTTACCGAGCTTCTGAATTTGTTTCCGAAAGAACAGAATTAGTGGCACCGGATAACTTTATTCAGTGCGCTTATTTAAAAATGAACAAGGGAAAATCTTTCAAGCCCCATAAGCACATTTGGAAATCCCCAGCTAGATTACGAGTCATTGCTCAAGAAAGCTGGGTGGTGATTAAGGGTAGCGTTAAAGCATTATTCTATGATGTGGATGGTGAATTTTTAGAAGATCATATTCTAAACGAAGGGGATTCCTCCTTTACCTTAGAAGGGGGACATACCTATGAGATTTTAGAGGATGATACTATTGTTTATGAGTATAAAACTGGTCCTTACGAAGGACAGTCCTTGGATAAGGAGTTTCTGTAATGATTAAGTTAAACGTCGGATGCGGGTGGAGAAATTTTGGTGAGGAATGGATGCATATAGATGGAGGAGATTATGATCACTTAGATCATAAGGACATCTACCTTACTGACCACTCGGACAATAGTGTTGATGTGATTTACTCTTCTCACGTTATTGAATACTTTGACCAAGAGGCAGTGTGTAACTTGCTAGCTGAGTGGCGTAGAGTTTTAAAGCCTGAGGGAGTATTACGGGTGGCAGTTCCTAATTTTACTGCGATGTCCTCGTTATACTTGGAAGGGAGGGTCACCTTAGATAAGATACTAGGCCCAATGTATGGAAAAATGAAAATGGGGGACGCTAATATTTACCACAAAACAACCTATGACTACGATTCTCTTAAGGAACTGCTAGTTGGGTGTAGGTTTAGGGGAGTATCCAGATACGATTGGAGAGAGACTGATCACGCCGAACACGATGATCACTCTCAGGCATATATCCCTCACATGGATAAAGAAAATGGTGTTTTGATTAGTTTAAATGTAGAGGCTGTTAAATGAGTTTTACTTCGGTTAAAGACTTTGAAGGTGAGATAGCAAAGTTTTACGGGGCACCTTACGCTGTAGCGACAGATTGCTGCACCCATGCGATTGAGTTATGCTTAAGGGGAACTGGTAATCAAACTTTAACCATACCTGCTAGAACCTACTTATCAATACCCTTTGTCTTGGACAAGTTGCAACTGGACTGGGCTTTTGAGGAAAACAACTGGCAAGACTATTACTACCTTGGGGATACTAACATTATTGATGCTGCCGTGTATTGGAAAGAAGGAGGGTATATCCCAGGAACCTTTATGTGTCTTAGCTTTCAATTCCAAAAACACCTAAGCTTAGGCAGGGGTGGGATGATTCTGACGGACAACAAAGAAGCTGCCATAGCTTTGAAAAAAATGTCTTACGATGGTCGCCTCCCTGATATCCCTTGGCGAGATCAGGATATTGATTCCGTAGGGTATCATTACTATATGACTCCTGAGACTGCTGCTCTAGGTCTGTCTAAATTAGAAAAAGCTAAGACCGACAAGCCTAAAGAGTGGAGTGTAAACGATTGGCCTGATCTTAGAAATATGAGTGTATTCAAGCATAAAGGACTATAATCACACCATGAAGAAAGTAGCACTTATTGTTGGCATTAGTGGGCAGGACGGGAGTTACCTAGCAGAATTATTGCTATCTAAAGGGTATGAAGTTCATGGTATCTTAAGGAGAAACTCTGTGTCAGAAAACCAAGACTCTAGAATTAGAGATCTGAATGTTACTTGCCACTATGGGGATCTTTTGGACATCCCCTCCCTAACAAGGATCGTCTCAGAAGTAAAGCCGGACGAAGTTTACAATCTAGGAGCGCAGAGTCATGTTAGGATTAGTTTTGATGTTCCTTCTTTCACAATACAAACAAATGCTTTAGGGGTTCTAAATCTTTTAGAGGTATGCCGATTATTTGTTCCAAAGGTTAAGTTTTACCAAGCAAGTTCTTCTGAGATGTTTGGTAATTCAGTAGATGAGGATGGGTATCAGAGGAAGACTACTGTTATGAATCCTACTTCACCCTATGGATGTGCAAAGGTAATGGGGTATAACTTAGTTAGACATTACAGGGCTGCATATGGTATGCATACCTGCAACGGAATATTGTTTAATCACGAATCTCCTCGTAGAGGGGCAAACTTTGTCACTAATAAGATTGTGAAGGGGGCTGTGGAGATTAAGAAAGGTCTTAGAGATGATCTATACTTAGGTAATCTAAATGCTTCCCGAGACTGGGGGCACTCAAAGGATTACGTTAGAGCTATGCATATGATCGTTACCCACGATACTCCCAGTGATTGGGTGGTAGCGACAGGTGAAAGCAGAACCATTCGAGACATGTGTAAAGTAACTTTCGAAAAGCTTGGTCTTAATTATGAAGATCATGTTAAAGTGGATCCTAAGTATTTTCGCCCACAAGAACTAGATTTCTTACGCGGAGACTCGTCAGAGATTAGAGAGACACTAGGATGGGCACCTGAATACAGTTTTGAATCTATGGTGCATGAAATGGTAGACCACTGGATGGATATAGTATAATTTAAAGGAGACACATATGAAACTTAACGAATACCAATTAGAATGTTCCCGAACTGCTAATCCTCATATGAACTGGGAGATGGCTAATCTTAACTGGGCCTTAGGCATTGCTGGGGAGGCTGGTGAATATTGTGAGCTTATTAAAAAGCACACGTTCCACGGAAGAAAGCCTATGGATCTTGATGCTGCCAGGAAGGAGCTAGGAGACGTTCTCTACTACGTTGCTATGGCTGCTAAGAATCTACACCTTAGTTTAGAAGAGATCGCAGCGGCTAACGTAGAGAAGCTCAAGAGGCGTTATCCAGCAGGCTTTACTAGTGGAGGGGGGATTAGAACTCCCAAAAATAACGACCGAGATGACGACGGTTGTTAGGTTACCCTACTTATACCTGCTTCAAAAGTAGGACACTAACGACAGGTATCATTCCGGCAACCGCGCCCCAAATACCTGCTTTGATTTTTAGCGATTGAATATCAGTTCGCAACTGAGCAAGGTCCGTCATTATCCCCATCTCTACCTGCTGCCGATTGCTTCGCTCGTGTTTGATAGAAGCCACATTTTGATCGTTCATTTTGGTCAAGCTGGCATCGAGACGTTTGAGTTCAGATAATACTAGACGCTGGTAGGTACTCCAGTCAGATGATTCTTTGTCAGGCATAAGGGTATTTCTACTTTATCTAGGGTAGTAGTTACTAGGTATGGGACTATAATGTAGATATGAATAAAGATGTCCTCTCACAACTAAAAGGCAACTCCACCTTGAGTGACGAACCTGTTTCCGAGTTTATCTCCACGGGATGCTACGCCTTAAATAGGGTTATTACAGGCAAGTATAGCAAAGGCATGCCAGTAGGAGGAATTCTACAATTACAAGGTAACTCTAGTACAGGAAAGACCCTGTTCGCCACCACATTCCTAACCGCAGCCCAGAAGGAAGGATGGTATGTTAAATTGCTGGATGCGGAGAACACCTTCTCCCAGGAGTTTGGAGTTAAGTTAGGTATTGATCCCAAAACCTTATTATACTCTACTCCTACTACTTTAGAAGGGGCTTTCAATGATGTAGTTTCCACTATTAAAGAGATTAGGAAACTAGACAAGAAAACTCCCATACTATTGATCATTGACTCTGTTGCGGTGTTAGCTACTGAGGAGGAGTTAAGTAGAGATAGCGTAGGCACTACCTCCAACACTGACGGGGCACGTAGGGCACTCATCTTCGGGTCCATGTTAAGGAGGGTCAACACGGTCCTAAAAGAGCAACGGGCTACCTTAGTAGTGATCAACCAAATACGTAGTAAGATTAATGTAATGTATGGCAACCCCGAAACCACAGCGGCTGGAGGTAAAGCTCTAGAGTATTACTTGTCCACTGATCTTAAGTGCGTCAGTAACAAGACTAGCCATGTAGTTAAGGATGATAATAAGAAGCCTACAGGCATTACAGGAGAGATAAAGGTAGTGAAGAATAAGCTAGGTATCCCATTCCAAGAATGCTCCTTTAGAGTTGAGTTTGATAAGGGCTTGGACCCTTACTATGGGCTAGAGGAGTTACTGAAGGAAGACGGTCTAATTAACATCTCATCGGCTGGTAGACGGACAGTTGGGGATATTGCATTCAAGAAGAACACCCTACAGGAGCTATTATTCTCTAAAGACTCTTCTAACCCAGAACTAAATACCATAAGAGAGATGTTCGAAATAAAACTATAATATTATGACCGACATAGAAGATCGTATAACCAACTTAATTAGTGACGCTATTAAGCAAGAACTAGCCCAGAGCAATGATATTAATGCTCCTTTTCTAAATATCGAAGATTACACTTCAAAAACAGGGAAAAGGTTTCGAATGACTAGGGTGCAGAGAGACGCTGGTCTAACCAGGGAACAAGCATTCCAGCAGTTTATGGAAGGGATGATGGAAAGAGGATGATAAAAAGAAGAATAGGTCTCGTATTGTTTGGAGTAGCTGGTATACTGGAGAACGTGGTAAACTTGGCGTTGTATGTAACCTTCCTAGACCTTTTATTGGGTCCGGTCGATTGGCAGCTACCCAGTCACGGTTGGTATAGTAACAAATTCTTAAAAGAATCGTATTTAAAGGATATTGGTCATGGGAAAGACGTTTAGAAAGGACAAAACTAGTAAAGGTCCCTACTCAAAGCTAAATAATCATAGGGACCTACCCGACTTTCAGGATCTTACGGACTATGATGAGCAGGGCTTCCCCCTAGATAACGAGGAAGGTGAAACTTATGTCGAATTACATTTTAAAAAACAAGTTGTGGAGCGACCAGAAGATGAATCGTCTGGTCAAAAGCATAAAGGGTAACGCTGAAGGGGACCGAAAGGAAGCCTCTGAACTGTTGCGTCTTTGTAAGAGTTCGTTGCAGGAACTAGGGAGTGGCATACAAGAAGATGCGGGGGGTAATCAAAATGTTGATTCCTTCACTAAGCTCATTGGTGCCGCTACTCAGTCACTAAGCCAGATGGGTGCAGCAAATGAAAAGCTTCTAAAATTAGCTCAAACTATGCAGAAATACCAACTTAAAGAGATGGACCTTGAGAACAAGGGTGGAAAGGCAGGAAGTGAGCATAACCGCTCTATGTTCAACAGTCTAAACGCCCTTGTTCAAGAGGGAAAAGATGCCTAGGAAGAAATCTGAACCTATTAAAGCCTTTAGCCCTGACCTTAACGATATTATTCATCTTAGAAGGTTAACTGAACGACAGTATAAGATTGTATTTAATAAGCTAGTAAAGCTTGTTAGGTCTGTCAAGTCTGGTGAGTTTAGTTTTATTACTTACGTTAGAACTGTAATAGGGAATGTACTAACCTTAGAAGAGACTAGGAATTTTACTAGCCTAATGAAGAGGATTCAGGAGGCTAAAAAGGAAGGGTTAGAAGACCTTGATATCTTAGCAGAATACAAGGTTCTAGGGAAGTTCTACAACCTCATAGTGGAGTACTACCCAGAACTGCGGGTGGAGTATGTTTGCTATGAGATCAATCAATTGCTCCCCGACTCCGTTGTCCTGGACTCCCTGCTTAATGAGGCAGACTTAGAGTTCTCCAAGAAGCTTGATACTAAAATAAGTGAATCAAAGCCTATAAAGAGTGAGTACTCTTTTTCTTCCTTGAGTCAGATCAAAGACCTCCATAAGTTCCTATCTGATCAAATCATAGGCCAGAAGGAAGCAATCACTGCTGTATGCAACAGTATTAAGTTAAAAGCAGCCGACTTTGCAAAGCACATAAACCTATTTTTCATAGGTAAGACAGGGAGAGGTAAGACTCAACTGGCTAGAAAGTTAGGAGAAAAATACTCCCCTAACTTTTGGGTTATTAACTGCGGTGAGTTCACTAGTGGGCATGAGGTAGGCAGACTACTAGGCTCTCCCCCAGGCTACGTAGGTCATGCTGAGAAGTCGGTAATGATGGATAAGTCTGAGATCTCCAATAAATGGACTATAGTTTTCGATGAGATTGAGAAAGCTCACCCTAAGTTTTACAACTTTCTTTTAGCTTTGATGGATACGGGTAAATGTACCGACAACTCAGGCAATGAGATTGATTTTACTGACTCTATCTTTATTATGACTTCTAACTGTGGTCTTCAAGACCTTAAGACTGGGCTGTTGAGTTTTGGCCCTAAGCCTACAGAGTCGGACAATAAGGATCAACTGCTAAAGTCTATATCTGATCACTTCTCTCCTGAGTTCAGGGGTAGGGTCGATGAGTTTGTATTCTTTAATGACCTGAACAAAGATGACATCAGGCAGATAGCCAAGAATACCCTGCTAAAGTACCCAATCAAGTCTACCCCCGAGATTGTCTCTCATGTTGTTGATAAGGGTTACTCTGAGGAGTATGGAGCTAGAAACATTGAAAGGACTGTAAAAACTTTAGTGGCATTGCCCTTAGCCGATGAAATCCTGTCTATGAGGCATCCTATTGACGGTACTGCGAAGTATGAAGCGGCAGTGCGCGAGGATAAGATCGAAATAATCAACACTATCTCGATTTAGTTCTGTTGTTCTAGTTACGTTATGCTATAATGAAAGCATGATGAAAGCAGACGAGGAACTAATTCACTACCTCCGTGATTCTTTAATTTCTGTAAATAAGCTAGTAGGAGAAGCTTCTCTCAGAAACAAGACTAAAAAGTTTAAAGCTATCAATTCGTTGTTGGTCCTCACGAGAGATAAGCTCAACGCTACCCTTAAGTATGCTAGGGCTGGAGGATATGAGGAGTTGTCAGTAGTGACTCAGCAGCACCTGTATACCCCTGTCATTGAGTGGCTCTCCGGGGAAGTTTCCTTCTAAGGTAATAATTATGACAAAGATAGACTATGAGAGCCTTGGAAAGGCAGTCGGTAAGTTAGTGGCTGAAAAGCAGCAGGCGTATGGTGACTCTTTCAGCAAGTCCCATAAGATCCTAAAGGTGTTGTATCCTGACGGTATTCAGACCGGCCAGTATATGGATGTCTTAACCATTTGTAGGGTTGTGGATAAGTTGTTCCGACTTGCTACGGACCCAGCGTATGGGGATGAGAGTCCTTGGCGCGATATCTGTGGCTATAGCTTGTTGAGCATGGGTAAGGATCCCCGAGAGATGGAGAGGGATGCTTCTCCTCCCCAAAGGATTGATGAGGAAAACTCCAATTACTCGCCCCTAAACCCCAGCAAGTAGGTATAATAGAGCCATGAAACAACTGACGAACGAACAATGGGGACTTTACGAAAAGCAGTATGGTCGCCTCATGCACACCATTTCCATGAAGATCTCAGGAGACCCAACAATCGCTAACCCAGAGGATAACTACTCTGACCTGTGCATTGCAGCCTTAGAATCTATTTCAGGGTATTATAAGAAGACAGGCCAAACCTTTGATGAAGCAATGGGCACTAAACTGTTTGATCAATACACCAAGACGGTATTGTGGAACCGTAAGGCTAAGAAGGGTATCCCCCTAACTAATAAAATGTCTTTCCGCAATAGGCATTTCTCTATCGACTCACAGTCGGACGGAGGTCCTGATAATAGGGTTTACGACCTTGAGGAAATGAAATCAAGTATAGACTTGTCGAGCATCTTCATCGAGGATACCTTCGGCCATAAGAACCCTGATGTTAGAGTTATTGTGAATGCAATTATTGAGGATCCATCGGTTGTAACGGAAGAAGGTAAGCTTAAGGAGGCTACTCTTAGGAGTTTGACGGGATTGTCTCTGTACAGGATCTCTAAGGCTGTTAACAGTGTTAAGTTACTGGCGAATAAGGATAAGGAGTATGATGCGTAAAGCCACTGAAAGGATGTTAGATTACTGTGTGGATAAGACCCTACGAGAGAGCACTTACCCTACACTAGATGATTTTTCTATTCTAGATTGCATCGATAATCAATACTTGGACCCCGAGTATGACCCATTTAAAATGCTTGCGTTTGATCTGATGGCTTTCACCATGCGGGAAAAATATGGATTCAACGAATTACCTGAATAAAATTGAAGAGTATCTTGAGGAGCTTCTTGGTGATGGTGAAGTTCTGCACCTTCCCGATTATGCTGAAAAGATTGCTAAAAAGTTTAAACTAGTAGTATACAGCACTGAAGGAACCTCAAGAGTAGTATTCAAGAAAAAGGGATCGAGAACAGTAATTAAAACGGGTCACTATACTCATAACAGGGCTGAATATGCAGCCTACAAAGCCTTAGAACACTCTCTGCTTGGTGATCTTCTTGCTCCATGCCTCGGCATAAGTGAAGGTGGGTTTGTTCTTGAGATGGCATTTATTCCTAAGCCAATCCCAAATGCAAGGGGGGAGTATTACTGGTTCAGTCCTGAGTTCGCCAAGATCAGGGATAACTTGGAGAGTCACTTCTCTTTTATCAAGCAATATAATAAATATGCTTGGGGTGCAGACTTTCACGAAGAGAACATGAGGGTAGATCGTCACGGGGATATTAAGATCATAGATTACAGTAATCTATTATCCGACATGTTCAGAAGGAGAACGTCCACTACAGTAAAGTCTGCAATCAGAGGAGTCCTTAAGTTGGAGTTTCCTAAAGTTAACTTAAAGCTTTATTGTAGGGATCGGGTAATCCACTATAATAACAATGGGAAGCTAATGAGAGCTAGAGTAGACCCAGAATCCTTAAAGGCTTGTTGACACTGGTTGTTACTTTGCTACAATACACACATGGCGCATTAGCTCAGTTGGTTAGAGTAAATACTTCTCTAACACTACTATATACATGTATGAACACTTGTCAAACATGTAGCAGAGAATACGAATGGAAGAGATCGGCAGGGCATACTAAAACTAGATGTAACTCTTGCCAAACTAATATTAGACGTTTCAAATTAAAAGAAAAATGTATAGACTACTTAGGAGGTTCTTGCCAACTATGCGGCTATAAAAGATTTGCAGAAGTTTTAGAGTTTCATCACAGAGATCCCCTTACAAAAGACTTCACTATAAGTGGTAATCATTCTAAAAGCTGGGAAAAGATATCATCTGAATTAGATAAGTGTGAGCTACTTTGTGCTAACTGCCATAGAGAGACTCATGCAACTCACATCCTCTTCGACCCCACAAGTGAGCTTATATCTCACTGACATTAAAGAGTGGGAGGTAGTCCGGGGTTCGATTCCCACGAGGAGAACCATTAAAAGGCAGTCTAGTTTAAATTGGTCGAATACCCCCACATTGCACCGTCAGCGGTCTAAGATACCTTAGAGCAGGGGGAGATTCTGGTTCGAATCCAGAGACTGCTACCACTATTATGAAGAGAAGAAAATGGAGATTACCAATGTTAGAACTACCGGATGAAAGAGAAGATGGAAAGGTATCCCGAGAGGAGCAAATGGATAAACTCCTTACAGAGCATGAAGTTATGTGGGAAGAGATGAAAGATGTTTATAATGACTTTTGGACTGCGAGAGATAAATACTATAAATACTTAACTAGCAATAATTTTATGGAGTTAAAAGACTTTCATGTTTATAAGATGGTGCTAGGAAGGAGAAATAAGAAGTGAATTTATTAAGACAATTAAAAAACCCTAAATTACTTGAGGATACAGGTTATGTTATCCTTATAAGTGGTGGTGCCTTATTCCTGCATGGGTATGCCCTTAGGCTGATGTTATTTGGATACTAGTTATGAAAGCTGAAGACTTTATTGCTCGCCTACAGGCTATAATGGACAAGCATGATGGCTCTATGGAAGTGGTTGTTTATGATCAAAGCGTAAAATACATTGAGCCTGTAGCAACCGTTATGCCTATTGGTGGTACAGATAAAATAGTAATAATGTAAGGATAATATTATGGCAGGAAAAGGAGATAAGCAACGTCACGGCAACAGTGAAAATCTGATTAGTAATTGGGATCGTATCTTTGGGTCAACTAATAATGAAGATGTTGACACTTCGGACGCAGAGCCGTTTCACATTATTAATGCCCGAGCACTTAAGATGAAAGATCTAGAGCATAGGGAGAAGCTTGCTAAAGACAAGCTCAAAAAGCAAAAGGAATTGTTTGAGGAGCTTGATAGGGAAGTCGAAGAGGAACAACGAAGAAAAGATAATACCTGATAGTATCTCCCTGAAGGGTAGTTTGAGGTCTATATATTCACTGTAGAGCTACTATGAATGCCACCCAACTACGCAATAGGATTGTTGACCTAACTGAGGACTCAACAACGGAGATAGATAATGTTTACAAGGAGAGCTTAAGGGCTTTTCTGCATTTAATGGGGAACCTCCCTTACATTGACGGTAATGGTAACGAGGTAAAGAGTAAATGCACTCATGGTAGTCCAGAGAGAATTGCCAGTAGATTGTATGCTGATAATACTCTAGTTTTGCCCTTACTGTCCATGAGTGAGGTCTCTACCGAGAATGCAGATGACAGGAGAAGGTATGGTAGGGTTGTCATTAGCGAGAAAGCTTGGGACGCTAAAAAGAAACGAGCAACCAGAGTCCTGTATGTGTCTCCACGCCCCATTACTATAACTTACGAAGTAAACATTTGGGCTAAGTATAAGGCTGATATGGATATGCTAAGATCTAGCATTTACTCCTTATTCTGCCCTGATGTAAACATACGGACTAAGTTCTCAGACTACAACAAAGCTTTTATTGTCTCCGAAACAGATATTGGCACTTCAGAAGCAGGGGATGCTCAGGATAGAGTATTAAAGAAGTCTATTACCATTGCACTACAAACTTATATCCCTTCCCCTAAATTCCAAGTTACTAACACCGGAGAGATAACACCGGCAAACTTCAAGGCATTCGTTACGCTTGAAGATGCAAGAGGAAATATTACTGAACCCGCGCTTCCTGCGGGACCTACGATACCTTTACCCGGCCCTCAGGCTCCTTATTCCTT